ATTGCTGCGGGTGCTTGAGGCTGTCTGCCTCGGGCATGCCACCGTAAGGCAGACAGAGAAAAGCCCCAGTTAACATTACGCGTCCTGCAAGACGCCTAACATTAATCTGAGGCCAATTTCATGCTAGACACATGTAGGTTAGCCTCTTACGCGCCGAAAGGCAAGGAGAAGCAGGCTATGAAGCAGCAAAAGGCGATGTTAGTCGCCCTGATCGTCATCTGTATTACCGTCGTAGTGACGGCACTGGTAACGAGGAAAGACCTCTGCGAGGTACGAATCCGAACCGGTCAGACGGAGGTTGCTGTCTTCACAGCTTACGAACCTGAGGAGTAAGAGACCAGGCGAGGGAGAAATCCCTCGCCACCTCTGATGTGTCAGGCATCCTCAACGCACCCGCACTTAACCCGCTTCGGCGGGTTTTTTCACTTACTGTGGTTGTGAATACGATTGGTATTAGGCTATGCTAACAACATTAGCCTGACTAATTTTGTATTGACTTGATTTTTGTTAAAGAACAGGACGGAGAAGTAAGGGTACACCCAATGAGCTACGCACTAAAAAAACACCCGCGATTGACTATTCCCCCTCGCGATAAAAGCGTTGTGGCAGCTCCGCGCCCGGCTATCGATGAAAATTGCACTCATCGTGAGCAGGTGAAAAATGCTTTCGATTTCGGTTTTTCTCGTTACGAGAAGGCAATGGAAGAACTTTCAAAAGTGTAATGATGGGTATTGTGCTCTATGGCTGAGATTGTTGAAGGAGTGCACTACCTTTCGTTTGATGATCTTACCGAAATTAATCGCCTTTTAATTGAGCTTCAAACACCAGATGAACCTGTTAGTGTGCTGAGTGTTGATAATTTAAGTTCTTCTCAGTCTCGTCCCAGCATGGTTCGATGGTATGAACAGACTAATGACATGTTTGTACTGGCATCAGTATTGATTGAAAGTCTGATTCAGAATCATCCATTTGCTAATGCAAACAAACGAACAGCTATGATGGCTGGTTATGTCTTCTTGTTGTTGAATGGCTATGAGTTAACAGCACCAGGCGATGAAATCGTGGAAATGGCAGAGGGACTGGCCTGCAAAACCTATACTCGAGAAGATCTCGAGAACTGGTTGTGTTATTGGTCTCGTGCGTATGACAGCCGGGAATTATGTAAAACAGGCGCAACTATTGTTTTGTATGAAACTATCAAGCTTAAAATAGAACAGCAAAACTAAAGGTGCTTCTAATGAAAACCCGCTTCGGCGGGTTTTGTTGTATTGGAGTATCATGATATTACCTGGATCCCGTTTTTCTCTACGACTGAAAGAAGGCGAAGAGCGGCACCTCCCGGCCGTTTTACACCACGTTCCCAGTCTGATATCAGGTTTTTACTGACGTTGAGGTATCTGGCAAAAACAGGTTGAGACAGATGCTCTCGTTCGCGCAGTGCACGGATCCTTTCCGGAGACATTACCGGCGCTGGCTGGAGACAAGTTTCATCGAATTCTCGCATAGTCTGTTTCGTTACTGCGCCGATATCATGAAGCGATTCCATCATTTCATGTACGGATGCAAGCGCATCACTGCGGTAATTTTTACTCATTGGGTACCTCCGTAAACTGACCCTGTAGAATCAGTTGTGCCAGTTGTTCATCTGTTAGATTGAGTACGTGAGGAGCCGCCTTCCGAAATGCACTTTCCGCAGTAGCGGTTATATTTTCACGTTCATTTTTTGCGTATGCATATACGAAAAAGGCCCTTGTGCCGACGCGATAGAAAATGATTGTGCGATAACCGCCAGATTTGCCGCCACCGACTCGTGGCAGACGTTGCTTGATAACGCCGTTACCCAGGTTTGCTGAGATAAGCCCGTTATCAGCCTGTTTAACAATTTCGCGCAGTGATTGGTCGGATATTTTGTTTTGCGTGCAAATCGCTCAAACCAGGCGTTTTTAAAAATGCGCATTTTTTGTTCCGTTATTAATGTATAACACATAGTGTTACATTGCGTAGGGATCTGCAATGCCATCAGTTTGACAACGTCGCGTGTTCGGGGCTATATTCCTCACGCGCCAGCAAAACCTGGCGTCGGGATTAGCACCCCGGATATCGAAACGGTGCATAACCGCGCTGGCGGTTTTTTTATGCGCTAAGCACAGTCACATTCGCGATTTATGGCGGGCTGTGTGGGGGAGCCGAAAGGCTCGCCGGATGTTTCGACCGGTAGTGCTAACCCCGCACAGTTCGCCACCACGATGATTAGCACCTGACGGTGGCGAGGTAAAAATTATCGAAACGCGAGGTCATTATGGCTGTTCAAATTTCTGTCGAAAACCTTTCCCCTGTTACCTATAACCAGATCCCCGTAATTACTACTGAACTGTTGGCTCACCTTTACGGAACAAAAATCAAAAACATTTCTGATAACTTTCTGAACAACACGACGCGATTCATGCCCGGAAAGCATTACTTTAAAATTGAAAAAAACGAATTACGCGAGTTTAAGAACAGACCCGAAACAATCGGGTTAGTTGGTAAAAATGCCCGCTCCCTCATCCTCTGGACAGAACGCGGCGCAGCCCGTCACGCAAAAATGCTCGAAACCGATCGGGCGTGGGAGGTATTCGAAAAACTGGAAGACTGCTATTTCAGCCAGGGAAAAACAGCACCAACCGAACAGCAGCCGCAGATTCAGCCACAATTCACAGCCGAAGAAATCATCCTCCTTTGCTACATGCAGCTCTGGATGGAAAAAGCCCAGGACATCAGCAAACACCTGTATCCCATTATGAAAGAGCTGAACTCCTCATACACGAACAAGCTGTATGACATTGCGTTTGAGACCATCTACATGGTGACGAAGAACAGAGACGCGCTACTGAGGGAGGTAACACGTCTCGACATGTCAAGTTCCGTTATCCAGCGGGCCATGCCAATGCTGAAAAGCCTGCGGGCAAGACAATTTGAATTCTGAAACTAAAGGAGCTTCGGCTCCTTTTTTGTTGGGAAAATCCAGTGAGAGGGAATAATGAACCAGACTATCTTCCTCCGAAGTAAGCAGCAGCAACAATTCGCCATTAACGCCATCCTTGCAACAACTCTCGATAAAGACAAACCCGTTACGATCCGCATCACCGATTACAAGCGGAATCTCGATCAAAATGCCAAATTTCACGCGATGGTCGCTGATATCTCCCGACAGGTTCAGTGGTGCGGCAGATGGCTAAAACCAGAACAGTGGAAAGTTTTGTTAATCAGCGGTCATGCCGTGGCGACAAAACAGGAAGCTGATGTTTTGCCTGGTCTTGAAGGTGAATACGTCAATATCCGCGAAAGCAGTGCGCAGATGAGCGTGAAGCGTATGGCAAGCCTGATTGAGTACACAACTTCCTGGGCTGTGGAGCAGGGTGTCAGATTTACCGACAGGAGGTATGAATGAGACGACAGCGACGAAGCATTACCGATATAGTCTGTGAAAACTGCAATTACCTTCCAACGAAACGTTCCAGAAATAAACCCAGGCCAATCCCAAAAGAATCTGACGTTAAAGCCTTCAATTACACGGCTCACCTGTGGGATATCCGGTGGCTAAGACATCGTGCGAGGAAAACAAGGTGATTGACGTGATGATTTATTCGGGGCTATATTCCTCACGCGCCAGCAAAATCTGGCGTCGGGATTGGCGTCCTGGATAGAGACCGCGACAGATACACGCCGCGAGCGTGTTTTTTATTGTCGTATGCACGCGCACATCTGAATTATGGTGGGCTGTGTGGGGGCGGAGAGATCCGCGCCGGTCGGTTTCCCGGTTACGCCAACCCTGCACAGTTCACCACCAGACGATTGGCGTCGTCGGTGGTGAGTTATTAAGAAACCACTCGAGGGCGTCATTATGACAACTCAAATCTCTGTTGAAACACTCTCCACGATTACTTACAAGCAGATCCCCGTTATCACTACCGAACTTTTGGCGCACCTTTACGGCACAGAAGCTATTCGTATTCGCCAGAATCACCACGAAAACAAAGGTCGTTTCATTGAGGAAAAACACTTCTTCAAACTTGAAGGTGAAACTTTACGTGAGTTCAAGCACAGAGTAGCTTTTAACTACTCTGTGAAAATTGCCCGTAACGTTCGCTCCCTCATCCTCTGGACAGAACGAGGCGCAGCCCGTCACGCCAAAATGCTAGAAACCGATCAGGCGTGGGATGTGTTCGAAAAACTGGAAGACTGCTATTTCAGCCAGTGCGAGAAAAATACTGGCAAACAAGAGAAGAAGCCCAACGGGCTTTCCGCAAAAGAAACAGACAGCCTTGTATGGCTGTGGGATTATGCCAACCGCTCACAGGCATTGTTCCGTGAGTTGTATCCCGCATTAAAACTGATTCAGTCTGGCTATTCCGGCATATGCCACGACTACGGCTATGAGTTCTCGTATATCATCGGGAGGGCGAGGGGCGTTTTAATTAATCACACGCGGGATATAGATATTTATGAGCCTGACGGGCCGACGAACCTTCTGGCATGGGAAAGGCTTAAGAACAAAGAGTTGCCGCCTTCACTGCATCGCTACTGACAATTGACAACTTAACAAACCCAGCTTCGGCTGGGTTTTTTATTGCTGAATTTTCAATATGAGAGGACATGACAATGAATGAGCTGATAAATAGCAGCATCATCAAAATGACCAGCATTGAAATCGCTGAGTTGGTGGGGAGTCGTCCAGATAACGTAAAAATATCAATAGAGCGCCTGGCTGAATCTGGAGTTATTCAACTTCCTGCATTGCAGGTTTTCGAAAAAATCAATAACTTAGGACTGCGCCGTAGTGTCGAGGCTTACGTCTTCGAAGGCGAACAAGGTAAGCGAGACAGCATTATTGTCGTCGCCCAATTGTCGCCGGAATTCACCGCTCGTCTTGTTGACCGTTGGCGAGAGCTTGAAGGGGCAACCGCGAAAATACCACAAACCTTTTCTGAGGCATTGCGCCTTGCGGCCGACCTTGAAGACCAGAAGGCTGAACTGGAGAAACAGCTTGCTCTCGCAGCACCTAAAGTTGAGTTTGCCGATCGCGTTGGCGAGTCCAGCGGAATTTTGATTGGAAACTTTGCAAAGGTTGTTGGTATTGGTCCAAACAAACTGTTTGCGTGGATGCGCGATCACAAAATCCTTATTGCTTCAGGTTCCCGGCGCAATGTGCCAATGCAGGAATATATGGATCGCGGCTATTTCACAGTGAAAGAAACAGCGGTCAATACAAATCACGGAATACAGATCTCGTTCACCACAAAAATCACCGGGCGTGGTCAACAGTGGCTGACCAGAAAGCCGCTCGATAACGGAATGCTGAAAGTAACAGGGGAGGCTGCTTAATGGCTAACCTACGCAAAGAAGCGCGCGGCAGAGAATGCCAGGTACGGATTTACGGCGTATGCAATGGCAATCCTGAAACGACAGTTCTGGCACATTACCGGATGGCTGGAATTTGCGGAACGGGAATGAAGCCTGACGACCTGATCGGTGCATGGGCTTGTAGTGACTGCCACGCGGAGATCGACCGACGCACCCGAATTCTCGACAACAACGACGCCAGACTTTACCACCTGGAAGGCGTGATCAGGACGCAGGCGATATTGCTGAAGGAGGGGAAGATTAAGTCATGAATGAATATGAGTTTGTGCTTCCCTGGCCGCCGACGGTGAATACCTACTGGCGAAGACGGGGAAGCCAGTACTACATCAGCGATAAAGGCCAGAAATACCGAAAAGACGTACAGCAAATCATCCGGCAACTCAGATTAGACATTTTCACTAAATCACGACTTCGCATCACAATTATTGCTGAACCACCAGATTCCCGCCGTCGCGACCTCGATAACTGAGGTGTACTGACAATAGCGGACACTACCATTTGTTCTTTTTTTAAGCAGCTATCTGATGATATTTTTCCCTGAAGGCTGCCGGGGAGATATTCCCCAGACGAGAG